CTTCAGAGCAGATGGGTGCTATTGAGAGAATGTGCGAAACTGCGGAGGGAGTCATGGCGTTGGAAACTATTATGGAAGCGATGCAAGGCAACTCGCCTAGCGCAACTTCGACACCTTCTTTCCAAGTTACTGAAACTGAACTTCAACAAATGATGATGGATGAGCGTTATCATAACCCAGCGCGGCGTGATCCTAACTTCGTGCGTCAAGTAGAAGAAGGGTTTAAGAAGATTTATGGCTGAAGAACTAGGCAGGGTTAAGAACCTTTCACTAGTTTATGCTAAGAAAGAAGATGCATATGAAATAAAGGATCGGTTAAGGTTTCCAGATATGCGTGAGTGTTTAATTCACGGTGTCACCCCAGAGCAAGCCTTGACTGATCCTTTCTTCATTGTTGGCTCAAGAACATTCAGCATAAAACTAGATGATAAAATTATCGGTATGTGCGGCACTGTACCTATTGATAGCAAGAACGCACGAGTCTGGATGCTTGGCACTGACGACATCTTAGACAACTGGAGAATATTTGTGCGAGGCACTCGCAAGGCGGTAGATATTCTTCAAGGTGATTATGAGACAATCGAGAACTTCATACCAATAGACCACGAACACACAATAATGTGGCTACTTTGGTCTGGGTTTGAACTTGACGAAAACGCCTACGAAGTATCTAGCCACGCCATGGTGAGATTTACTCGTTGCAAAAAAACTCAAAATAATGTTTACTATCTAAGACCACGGCCTGTAATGCACTGAGCGACCCAGTAGGACAATCGCGTTGAAGATGCCGAGCAGACAACCGCAGTAAACTCAACATATCAGAAAGGACTGATGAAATGGCTAACACTATTGATGTAGCATTTATCAAGCAGTTCGAGTCTGAAGTACATATGGCTTACCAGCGTATGGGTTCTAAACTGCGGAACACTGTGCGCACGGCAAGCAATGTTACTGGGACGACAACTCGCTTCCAAAAGATTGGTGCTGGCACTGCCTCCACCAAAACCCGCAATGGCAATGTATCCGCGATGGAACTGGTTCACACGCAAGTTGAAGCAACCATGGCCGATTACTACGCCGCAGAATACATCGACAAACTCGATGAATTGAAGATCAACATCAACGAGCGTCAGGCTGTAGCAACTTCTTCTGCCGCCGCCCTTGGTCGCAAGACTGATGAACTGATCTACGCCGCAATGGACTCAGGCGCAAACGCAACTCAGATTGCTGATGCTACTGGTGCATTGGTAAAAGCAGACCTTTTGACACTTTTTGAAACCTTTGGTTCTGCTGACATTCCAGAAGACGGTCAACGCTACATTGCGATGCACCCATCTGGTTATGCTGACCTGTTCAACATCACTGAGTTTGCTTCTAGCGACTTTGTTGGTGATCAGAACCTGCCATATGCTGGCGGCATGACGATGAAAGAATTCTTGGGCTTCAAGATTTTCTCCACCTCTGCTGTCACTGCTGGCAAGAACATGGCATACCACACCTCTGCTGTAGGCTTGGGTGTTAATGCTGATGTCTCTACCGAGATCAACTATGTGCCTGAGAAAGTCGCACACCTCGCAACCTCGATGATGTCGATGGGTGCAACTGTGATTGACGCCAACGGCGTATACGAAGTTCTCGACAACAACTAGTGGGTAGGGGAGGGGTTCGCCCCTCCCTTATTTTAGAGACATGGCAGTAACAAGCACAAAAGCGGATTCTCCGATTGATATCTGTAGCCGAGCATTAATTCTAATAGGCGCAGAACCAATCACATCTTTTGACGATGGTACAACCGAGGCATTAGTCTCGGTCAATATGTATGAGGATGCGGCTCGTACAGCATTGGTTAATACACGCTGGCGGTTTGCAACAAACCAAGCGGTGCTAAACCTTTTGGTGGATGAGCCAACTGGTCGCTATGACAATGCTTATCAACTGCCCAATGACTACCTGATGGTTCATGCTATCACGGTAAATGACTACCCCATCGAATATAACATCTACGGCAGTAAAGTGTTTGCTGACACTAATGATTCTGATCAACTTGTAGCAGACTACACTTATCGGGCATCAGAAGAAAACTGGCCTTCATACTTTACTCTTGCTGTCGAATATGGCCTTGCCGCAATGTTCGCAACTTCTATAGCGCGAGATAGCACGATGGCGGCATTGATGCAGAAAGCCGCAGACTTGGCTATGGCAAAAGCAAGAAGCCTAGACGCACAACAGCAAACATCTCGCAAACTGGTAACATCAAGGTTTATTACGAATAGGCGCAGTTAATGGCACGAGTAAGAGTACCACTTACTAACTTCCAGTTTGGAGCAGTAAGTCCTTCTATGCTGTCGCGCACAGATAGTCCTGTCTATGCCCAAGCCGCTAAGAAGGTTGAGAATCTATTTCTGCGTAATGAAGGCGGCGTATTGCGCCGCTTTGGTACGCGTAAAGTTTACGAGTTTGATACTACTGTTGATACTAGCAAGCGTCAGCAAGTAAGGATTATTCCTTTTATCTTTTCAGATGATGAGCGTTATATCATCTCTCTTGAGCATGAGCAGATTCGTTGCTTTAAGATTGACCCAGCAACAGGGGCTATTTCTCTTGTTGAGACTATTACACAAGATGTAAATGCTGACACTCTGCCGATCACAGATACCTATCTTGATGAGATTAATTTTGCACAATCTGGTGACATTATGATTTTGTGCCACCAGACGTTCTCTCCCCTCCGTCTGGTGCGCACAAGCCTCAACGATTTCCAAGTTGAGCCATTTGCTTTTGATACCGACTCTGATGGGGAATATATCTTTCAGCCATATTATTCGTTCCAAGGCACTAGTGTAACGCTTGATCCATCGGCAACAACTGGGACTGGCATAACACTTACCACCTCTGCAAACTATTGGGATACTACTGGGACTCAAACTGCTGGTAACTATCTTGATTCAAAGCACGTTGGGATTATTATTAGATACCACGGTCAAGAGATTGAGATTACTTCTGTTCAATCTGCCACTCAAGCAACTGGTGATGTAATTGATAAATTAGAAGTACACTTGGATGTTGATGCTATTGAGACTACAGATGGCCTTGCTGATATTGAAATAACAATGGCTGGTCATGGTTTGAAAACTGGTGATACAGTTATCATTAGCCATGCTGGTGCTGTAGGTGGCATCTCTGCAAACCAGATTAACGGCACAAGAACTGTCCAAGATATTATTGATGACAATGTATTTGTAGTCACTGCTGGTGCAAATGCTAATGATTCTGTTGTTGGTGGTGGCTCTCCAAAAATTGAGACTCATGCGCCTACTACCGCTTGGGAAGAGCAGTCATACAGTGTTCTTCGCGGATTCCCTGCGGCTGTTACATTCCACGAAAACCGCTTGTGGTTTGGCGGGACTATTGGTCAGCCTGACGGCATCTGGGCAAGTGTAACTGGCGAGTATTACAACTTCGATGTAGGCGATGCAGAAGATAGTGATGCCCTTGATCTCACTGCAAGCATTGGTGAGATCAACACTATTCGCCACATTGTGTCAAACCGTGATTTGCAGATCATGACTAGTACATCTGAGATGTACATTCCAGCATTTACTGACAAACCAATTACGCCAACCAATGCGCAGATCAAGCGTCAGACTCCTTACGGTGCATCTTATGTGCGTCCACAATCATTGGATGGTGCGACTATCTTTGTTCAGAAAACTGGCTCGGTTGTTCGTGAGTACATCTACTCTGACGCTGAAGCCGCTTATGTTGCTAACAGTATTTCGGCTTTGTCTGCGCATTTGATTAGTGATCCTGTGCAGATGACAATCTTGCGCAGTGCTATCAACAGACCTGAATCTTACGCATTTATCCTTAACAGCAACGGTAACATCGCGCTTCTTACATCTAATCGTGCTGAGAATCGTGTTGGATGGAGTGAGTTTACAACCAATGGAAAGTTTCATTCTTTATGCACGATTGATGATCGAGTCTTCTTAGTAGGTCAATATGACAAAGGAGATGGCACAGATAAGTTTATTCTTACTGAGTTTGATTCTAATTTGTATCTTGATTTTTCAGATGACTTTACTGGCACTGCTGGCGTGTTTGACGTTTCATCTCACTTTGCCAATGGTGCTGTAGTATCGGTAATTGATGGCGATAACTATGTAGGCGACTTTACTGTTGCAAGTGGAAATGTAGATGTATCCGCAGTAGAAGAAATTACCTCTGCTGAGATTGGATACAAGTTTGACGTTGAACTAGAGACTTTGCCTATTGATGCAAATAT